GGCTGAACCAGTTGGGACACGGTGGGTGTGACGTGGAACCAATCTGGGTTCCCATTATCGTCGCAATCATCATGGGACCAGTTGTCGTCGTATTACAACGACTCCGAAAAGAAAATACCGACCAGCACGAAGAAGGACGCATTCTATTACGGGTCATTGGTAATAAGGTGGACAAAGTTGCTAGTAAAATTGACAACCATATTGGTTGGCATGAAGGTTCTAAAAATAATGTTGCGAAAGAGGAATAATGGCTAGGACTTCAAATAGCGAAATTCTAAAACAATATCGAGACAAATTAGAGCAATCACGTCGTTGGAGGCGTGAAGAAAATTACGACGACCTATGGAAACGTATGGTTGATATGTATCGTGGAAAGCATTACCACACACAAACAGAAGAAGACAGACTTTTAATCAATATTGCTTTTGCAACAATTAACGTAGTTGCGCCATCTGTTTCAATCAACTATCCAAAAATTACTGTTAATGCAAGAAAATATGAAGATGCAGATAAAGCAGTAGTGACTGAAACAATTGTCAACTATTGGTGGAAACATTATGATTGTCAGAGGGAGTTCCGTCGTGCGGTAAAAGACATGCTCATCTTTGGTCATGGATGGGTAAAAACTGGATACCGATATGTTGAGGAAGAAAAACTTAAAGAAGTTATTCCAACATTTGATACTATGGACGAAATTGTGTCAGATAATCCAGAATCCAATGTTGAATCAGAATTAATTATCAAAGAGGACAGACCGTTCATAGAACGGGTCAGTCCATTTGATGTTTTTGTTGACCCAGATGGTACAAGCATGTACGATATTCGTTGGATTGCACAGCGAGTTCGTAGACCATTGAATGATGTCAAAAAAGATAAAAGGTATAATTCAACTGCAAGAAATGATGCTGCTCCATCGCATTATTCCAAATTTGGACAAGATGGCAAAATGCCACGTCGTTCAAATGACCCAAATAATGCTTATGTAGAAATTTGGGAATGGTATGACATTGACAGAAATACCATGTCTGTTTTCTGTGAGGGTTCAGATAAGTTTTTGATTTCCCCAACAGAGATTCCTTTCACATTTGGGCATCCTTTTGTGATGATGCGCAATTATGACATTCCCGATTTCTTTTATCCAATGGGTGAGTTGGAAGCCATTGAGCCATTGCAAATGGAATTGAATCAAACTCGTACACAAATGATGAATCATCGTAAACGATTCTCACGCAAGTGGCTGTACAAAGAATCAGCATTCGATGCTGATGGTCGTGCAGCATTGGAATCAGATGAAGACAACATTATGGTTCCGGTTATCTCCGAAGAACCTATTGGCGGTGTTGTTGGTCCAATGCCAGCAATTATTAGTCCTCCAGAGTTTTACAATCAGTCTGGTTTGATTTCTGCTGATATTGACCGTGTTTCTGGTGTGTCAGAATATCAACGTGGTGGTACACCAGAAATTAGGCGTACTGCTACTGAGGCTGGAATTATTCAAGACAACGCCAATGCTCGTTCTTCTGAAAAGTTGGCTCTTATTGAGTTGTCAATTGCCGAGTGTGCAAAGCGTTTAATCAAGATTGCTCAACAGTATATGACTGGTGAACAGGCTGTACGTATTGTTGGCACTGAGGCTGAACCACTTTGGCTTCAGTTTGACCGTGATTATATTACTGGTGAGTTTGATTTTGATGTTGAGGGTGGTTCTACTGCTCCGGTAAACGAGTCATTTAAGCGTCAGATGGCAATGCAGGTTGTTAATGCAATGGCACCGTTTGCTGGTGCTGGAATTATCAACATGCCTAAATTGGCAGCGTATGTGCTTGAAAATGGTTTCGGTATTCGCTCTGCTGCATCGTTTGTTATTCAGCCAAACATGCCAGCACAACAAACTACCCCACAAGGTATTCCTCAGCCAACTGAGGGTATGCCACCACAAGGGGGACCACCACAAGGTGGTCAACAGCAGTTGCCACCAGAGATTTTGGCGGCACTACAACAAGGTGGTGGTATGCCTCCTGGTATGCCACCACAAGCAATGTAACGATAAAACCATAACTATAGAGCAACCCTTGGAGGACTCTTAATGAGCGATATAAATAGCAATGAAGTCATAACCGACGAAGTGACCCTTGAAGAAGGACAATCACAGGAGGTTGTAGATGTAGTTGAGAACCTTAGTCAAGAAGAAATTGACTTACTTCCAGTTGATGAGTATGGAGACAAATATGTTTCCGTACAGGTTAATGGTGAAGAAATTCAAGTTCCTCTTAAAGAGGCGCTTTCTGGATACCAGCGTCAAGCGGATTATACCCGTAAGACACAGGAACTCAGTGAGCAACGGCGACAAGTGCACTTTGGTGCTGCTTTGCAGGAAGCCTTGCAAAACGACCCTAATGGAACCTTGGCACTCCTTTCACAACATTATGGAGTACAGCAGACACCTTCTGAAGAAGAAGACCTGTATATGGACCCTGTTGAAAAGCAGTACAAACACCTTGAACAACGAATCCAAATTTTTGAACAACAAAAAGCAATGGACCAGTTGGAAAAGACTGTTGAATCGCTGTCAAAACGATACGGCTCGGATTTTGATGCCAATGAAGTTGTTTCCAAAGCATTAGCAATTGGTTCAACTGATTTAGAATCTATCTACAAACAAATTGCATTTGACCGTGTTTATGAACAATCTGCTGTTGCTCGTCAAGAAAAGGCGAAGCGAGAAGAAGATAAGCAGAAAGTTACACAAGCAAAACGTCAGGTGTCAGTTGTTTCTGGTGGTTCATCAGCAAAGTCCGCAGATGTGTCAGCAAAACCAATCACATCATTGCGAGATGCTTTTGAAGCCGCAAAACGGCAACTTAATGTCTAGCGTTTAACCCCAAGGAGAAAATAATATGGTCGCTGCAAACAGCAACTTTGATAATCTATTAACAACAACACTTGCGAACTATCGTTCGCAACTTACGGACAACGTATTTACGGCACGTCCACTTACTTACACCTTGATGGAAAAGGGTCGCATTCGTATGCTTAACGGCGGTACGAAAATTGTAGAACCTCTCATCTACGGTCAGAACTCAACTGTCGCTTCGTACAGTGGTTATGACTCGTTGTCTCTTGCACCGCAAGAAGGCATCTCGGCTGCAGAATACGATTGGAAGCAGTACGCTGCTTCAATCGCAATTAGCGGTATTGAAGAAGCAAAGAACAACGGTGAACAAGAAATCATTAACCTTTTGGAAGCAAAGATTATGCAGGCTGAAGAGTCAATGCGTGAGTCTTTCAACCAAATGTTCTTCTCCGATGGAACTGGCAACAGTTCAAAAGACTGGAACGGTCTTGGTAACTTGGTTGAATCCGGCAACACTGTTGGTGGAATTGACTCAAGCACTTACACATGGTGGAAGTCATACGAAGAGAACACTGCAACTGCTTTGACTCTTGCTCAAATGGCAACAGCCTACAACAGCGTTTCGGTTGGTAATGACCACCCAGACACCTTGTTGACAACTCAGACTTTGTTTGAGAAGTACGAAGCATTGCTTCAACCAAACCTCCGTTACACGGACACCAAGACTGCAGATGCTGGATTCCAGAACCTATTGTTCAAGGCTGCTCCTGTAATGTACGACGTGCATTGCACCGCTGGCGTGTTCTACTTCCTAAACAGCAAGTACATCACTCTCGTTGGTCACTCAAACAAGTGGTTTGCTCAGACTGAGTTCATTAAGCCAGAAGACACAGATGCTCGTTATGCGCTCATCATGTGCTACGGAAACTTGACTGTACGTAACCGTGCAAAGCAAGGCAAACTGACCGCTAAGACAGCCTAAGTTAACTACTAGAAACCAAGGAGAAATATTATGCCACTATTAGCAAATGATACATCAGGTGCCCTTACACGCAAGCGTGTAGAAACATGGGCATCAAAAGTAGAAAAGACAACTGTTGTTGCTGCCACCGATGCAGCAACCGTTATGTCAGCAACAACACTTGCTGGAGCCGGTCACATTGTTTACACGATGACACCAACTGCAGCACGTACCTTGACCACACCAACTGGTGCGGAATTGGGTGCAGCATTTACAGATGAAGCAGCAGGAACCTCGTTTGAGTTTACTGTTGTAAACGTTGCAGCAGCAACGTATGCAATCACTGTGACTGCGGGTGCAACTGGTATTACGCTTGTTGGTGCAGCAGCAAACTTTGCGGTTGCAGCAGCAACGTCAGCAACTTATCTTGTTGTTTTCACTTCAACAACTGCGGCTTCAATCTACCGCAAGTAAGCAATCTGATTTGGGGGACGGGAACCACCTTCTCGTCCCCCTTTTCTATATATGTAACAAATTGGGCTATTGGTGATGAACCAAACAGCCAAACTTTCACACACGTTGTACGGGGAGCCAGTATCTAGAACCTCCCGTCTTGCCCATGCAGATGGCGCTCGCCTTGCTGCTCCATCCGGTCCATATATTGGACGTAATCGTTGCACAGCAAACGATGATACATGTGAGGGTCCTAAAGCCCGTGGGACAGATTTCTGCATCGGACATTTAAGGTCTAAAGGCGAATCTAAATGAGTATAACTCTTACAACCTTGAGGTCTCAGGTAAGAGAAATGATGGACCTGGACGAACAAGATTTGCCAGATACCATTATTGACCAGTTTGCCCGTGAAGGTTTTCAGCGTATTTATGCACTTGAACGCAGATGGCCCTATTTGCAGGAAACGTATACATTTAATACGGTTGCTAACCAACGTGAATATACAATATCTACAATTGGGGATATTCGGGAGATTATTTCTGTTATAGAAAATAGTACTAGTGGTAGCCGTCTTACTTTAATTCCTTATGATAATGCTGAAGAAATTTGGCTTGGCAATACCGATGTTCCTAGTAGACCATATTTTTATTCTTTTTGGAATCAGAAACTTCAACTTTGGGCTAAACCAGATGTTGTTTACAATATGGTTGTTCGTGCATATCGCAATCCTGTTTATACATGGTTGACGAATACAAATGAAACAATAGACCTTGATGAATGGTTCCATTCGATTCTCCCTTATTTTGTGTTAGCAAGGAGTTATCAGCGTCAAGAGGACGCACAGTTATCCGCTATGCACATGAATTCTTTTGAGCAAGGTGTTTCTTTGGCTAGGCGCGACTTGATGAAGGCATCAAGTGCGCAACCTGTTGTTATGTCTGCTGGTCGTCAGTACCCAACTATGCGTCGCTGGTTACAGACGCTTGGGGCGACTCTTGGACAATGAGTAATATTTCTGTTGAGCGTAGGGATGATTTTACTGGTGGTTTAAATCTTCGTGCTGACCAGTTTCAGTTAGCCAAAAATGAATCACCAGATATGTTGAATGTTGAAATTGACCCTCGTGGTGGTCTGTTTAGTCGTGGTGGCATGAGGGAAATAAATACTACTGCTGTTTCTGGTACTTGGAATCCTTACCGTTTGTATCCTTTTTATGGTGCTTCGTCCAGGATTATGTTGTTGAATAATACTGGTATTTTTCATTCAAGTGGAATAAACTTTACGCAATTACAATATTCTTCTGGGAATAATATTGTTTGTTCTAACACAAATGGTGGGTCTGTTGTTCAGTGGGGAACTCAATTGTTTATTTCCACTGGGCAAGATGGAACTCAGGGTTATGTTTGGGAAACTGGTAATACTTATGCAACTGCTATTACTGCTTTAACTGTTGCTGGTTTTAACGATAATTATAATTCACCTAATAGAAATAAGTTTCCAAAGTGTGAACATATTATTGCTCATGCAAATAAAATGTTTGCTGCTTCTATTGATTATGATGGTGTAAATAAAACAAATCGTTTGCATTGGTCCCACGAAAACGAACCTGAAGATTGGGCTACTGAAGATTATATTGATTTTCAAAGTGGTGGTGATGGTATTACTGGTCTTGCTACTTTTAACGGTCAGTTAATTGTTTTTAAAAGAAATTCTATTTATGTTGTTTTTGGTTATGATGGAACAGATTTTCAAGTTGTTGAATTAACGTCTAAACTTGGTGTGGATTCTCCAACCAAGATTGCTGTTGCGGAAAATGGCGTATATTTCTATTCGCATCCAAATGGATTGTTTTTTTATAATGGTTCAAGTTTGCTTGATTTGTCAACAAACTTTAACTCAATTTATCCACTCAATCATGTAAATGATAGTGCTACATCCAAAATTTCTTTATCTTATGTTAATCGTCGTGTTTGGTTGTCTTTACCTTATTCAAAAATAACATCTGCTAGTTATGCAACAGTAAATTTTGTTTATGACCAATCAATTGGTCAAAAGGGTGCATTTGTTGTTCATAGTACTGCTGATGGTTATGGTCTTGTTGGTGGTTGTGACTTTACGACTTCTACTGGTTTGGTTTATGGTCTTTTGATTCATCCGAATATCCCTAGAGTTTTGCGTGTTGATGTTTATCAAGAAGAAACAGATTTGCTTGCTACTGTTGAAACAGGTTTTGATTCATATTACCGTACTGGTTGGGTTGATGGACCATCTTATTCAATGAAAAAGATGTGGCGTAGACCGGATATTGTTGTCAAACAAACTGATACTTCAAGACAAATTAGTGTCAAAGTATTCCACAACTTTGAAGAAGCAGTTGGCAATGAAAGAAAAACATTTAATATTTCTCTTGATGCAAATGCTTCTGGAATGGTTTGGGGTGAAGGTCGTTGGGGCTCTGGTAAATGGGGTGTTCAAGCCGAAGGAGCACAGGTTGTAAGAGGTTCTAATCTTGGTTTGGCACGTGCTGTTCAGTTGTTGTTTGCTGGTCCAAATGGTTTATTTTGGGGAATTGACAGCATTGCTTACAAGTTTAATACACGAAAGGTTACTGGATAATGACTATTTCTATTCCACATAGTTTTACTAGCGGAGCAATTGCAGAGGCTGCTGAAGTTAATGCAAACTTTGATGCTGTTGAAAATTATGTTAATGATTTATCAAATGGTATAAACATTGATTCTTCTGCAATTACTGCAGCAAAACTTGCTGTTAATGCCGTTACAACAACAAAGGTTGCTGATGGCAATATCACTTATGCAAAACTTGACAGTGCAACTGTTCTTAATGGTGTTTCTCAAGATGACCAAGTTGTGTTAGGAAGTCAGATTTTCGGATGATAACCAAATTGTCAATTCCTGCAGTTTCTGCATTGAGGTCAACTGATGCTTCTGTTATTCGTCAGATAGTTCTTTCTATTTCTGATGAGATTGACAAGTTGAACCAAAAGATTGACGATATGGAAACTTCTAGAAAAAATTATATTGACAACAAAAACAATACAAAAGATTTGAAGGTGAAATCAAATGGCATTTGATATGGGTTTGTTTGAGGCGCAGCGTCGTGCTGCGCAGACTAGTTATGGTGCTAATGCATCCATGAATGCTTATAGTCGTTTTCTTGCAGAGCAAGGAATGGGACAACAAAAAGATGTTTTAACAAAACAATATAATCGTGCTTTGCCACAATTGATGTCTGCTTATGGCAAGAGAAATGTTGCTGGTCCAAATGTTCAGTCTGGTATTCAACGTAGGGGTTTGGGTGATTTTGCTCAACAAAAGATTTCTGATTTTGGCAATCTGACACAGCAGTGGCAGAATGCTAATAGACAATATGATTTGCAGGGCACACAGTTGGAATCTATTCTTCAGCAAAATCTTGCTGATTTAGAGTCTGAAAAGGCTCGACAAATTGCCGAGGATGCTCGGGCTATTTTACAATCTAGGGCTGGAGGATACTAATGGCTGTTGTAGGAAGAAAAGTTAGTGGAATTACAAGACCAACAAATACTGGTGGTCAGGATGCACAACAAATTATTTCGGATATGTTATCCGGTGTTGATGTAGGCGGATACGACTTTAGCGGTCTTGGTGGGGGTACTACAAGTAATCCTAATACTGGTGTTGGTTCAATTCTTAGTGGAAAGGCTGCTTTGTTAAACGCTGGAACCAATGCCGATAAGTTTGCTTATACACAGGGACAAGATGCATATGCTCAACAACTTGCTGCTTCTCAACTTGAAGCAAAAAAGAAGGCACTACTTGGTCTCTATAACACAAATGGTGGATATGACCTTACTGGTATTTTAAACTCTATTCAAGGAATTGAAGACACTTCGAAACAGGGGATTGAGGGTCAGTTATCTAGTTCTCTTGCTGGTGTGGGTGAGGGTTATAATGCTGCTTCTGATTTAATGAACCAAGGTTATTCTGGTCTTGATGAGTATCTTGCAAACAATCAAAAGAATGCATACTCGGATGTGACAGCACAAGGTGCAACCGTGCAAAATGATTTGCAAAATCTTTTGCAAGGTCAAGGTGCAATGTCTCCTAATGTAGAAAGTTATTTGCAAAGTGTCAATGCGAATCTTGCTAGTAGTCAGTCACAGTTTCAAAACCTTTTGAATACGTTGGCTTCTATCGAAACGTCTGGTCAAGAGTCAAGGAAGAAAGAGGCTAAGATGTCTCGTACTTCTGCCACTACTGGTCTTGGTCAGCAGAGGGCTGGTGCTGAGGCTCAGTTGAGGGCTGGTGCCAATCAGGCTCTTGTTCAGTTGGCTACACAAATGGCTCAACAGCGACTTGCTGCAGAGCAGCAGTCGGCTTCCAATAAGGCAAGTATTGCACAGATTCTTGCTGAGGCTGGTATTGACATTAATCCAGAAAAAGTGACACCAGTAGAGGATAATCCTGCTGATGGTTTTACTTTTGACCCAACGTTATTGCCTGATTTCAGTAATCTTGATTGGCTCGGTGGAGCCAATTTTGGTTCTGGATTTTTGACACGTTAAGTAACGAAAGTCTTTAGATATATGGACCAACAGCAACTTCTAGCCATGATTCAGTATCTTGGCAAATTGGGTGTTCCATCGGCAGATATTGTTGCTATGTTTGGTTCACAGTTTGGTCTAGACCCACAACAAGGTCCTGACACAAATGCTTTGTTTCAGCAGTATATGCCTACTTTTGGTCAGATTAATACATCTGATTCACCTAACTCTCTTAGGCAAAGTATTGCCAAAGAGGTTATGAGCAATACTCCTATTTGGCAGATACAACAAGGTATTGCTGATGCTGTCACCAAGGGTGACCCTGGCGTTGAGCCAGGTCAAACTGTTGCTGATTATGTTAGTTTGGCTAAAACTTTGCAAAGCGAGTTTCAGAGTTTTAATACACAGATGACTAATGCACAAAAAGATAACCCTTATAGGAAGTGGGGTATCACGGCAACTCCTGACCAACAGTATACTCCTGAGCAGTTGTTTCCAGATGTTATGGCAAAACTTGGTGAGTTTGGTCAAAAGAATCCGTTGTACACAATGGGTGCGGTTGGTTCTGGTGCTGATATGCCAAAACCTGGTGATGTTATAAGTTCAACAAAAACAACTACAGATATTTCTAATACTTCTCAATATAAGTCTGCTAAAAAAGTTTTAGATGATGCAATTAAGTCTGGTTCTTTGAATGCAACTTTTGATGGTAAAACTTATTCTATTGGTGAGTTGAGAGATTCAATTGTTCCAATGTTTAAAAAACGTGCTAATGAAGAAAAAAGTGCAAATGAGAAAGTTTTGCGAACTTGGAAAGATGAAGCAAAACGTCTTGGCATGAGCGAGGGTGGTCCAAGGATTATTTCTTCTCGTGACCCTGAACAAAGATTGGATAAGGCAAAAACTTTTGGTGTTCCTCAATCTGATGCTAAATGGGAGAAGGCTCAAAGAGATTTCAAAAATGGTGTTATAGATGAAAAACAATTTATTGCAGAAAAAAACAATCGCAATAATTTTATGGAAAATCTTGGAAGAATGAAAGGTATGGTTGCACAGGTTTCTGCGCAACAAGAAGGATGGAAGAAAGCAAAACCTACATTTGACACCAAGACAACAACAAGCACAGTTAATACAACCGTGCAACCTGGTCAATATATTGGTCCCAAAGGTGGAGAAAGTACTATGGCTCGTACATGGAATCCACTTGCCTTTGATGTTAATCGAGGCGTGAAACAAGGTTTGCAAACAAAGATTAATCAATCTGGTCGCACACCCATGATGGACCAACTTATGGCATTAGCCCAACAATTAGCAAACCCACCAAAAGGCAAGTAAAGGATATTAGTGTCTAATATTAATAATAGTGGTAGTGACCAACTTGCTCAAATGCTTAAAGACCTTTCTGCGGTAAAGAGTCTTAATACTGCTCCTCCTGCGACGACTGCTCAGGCAGTTCGTCAAAACGCACAGTTGGGTTTACGTGATTATGCTTTAACCTCTATTCAGAATGCACCAAATCTTTCTGAAAGAATTACACAAATTGCTTCTGGTAAACCACAACCATCTAATGGTTTGGGTCAAACTATTTTTGGCAACCCTGTAGCCAAAACACTTTTGGGTGCTTTGGCAGTATATGACACTCCACGACGTGCAGTTATTTCTGGTATTAGGGAAATTGCTGATGTCCTAGACAGTGACCCAAATACACAGGCAAAGTTCAGTGACTTTATTACTCACACAAAAGACCCTGCTTATGGTTTCGGTACTGCTTTTCCGATTAGCGGTTGGAAGGGAAGAATCATTGGTGCTTTTGGAGACATTCTTCTTGACCCTATTGCTATGGCCAATCTTGGTACAAAGGTTGGTTCTTCTCTTATTGAGGGAACTGAGTTGGCTACAAAAACTGTGTTTGGAAAACATTTGGTTGGTGCTGAAGCAAAAGCAAAACTTGCCGCCCAGACTGTGAAAGAAATGCGCAACATGAATCTTGTTGATGGTGTTGCAAGGTTTAGTGAGGAAGAGATTCAAAAGATTGGTTCACAAATTGCTTCAAAGGGCAAGCAGTATGTTCCAACAGAAATTGCAACAAAGTTTGGTATTCCAAAACCTGGCATTTACTATTTTGGTAATCGTGTTAGAGTTCCAATGTCCGGTCCAATTGCTAATGCGTTAGAGTCTGGCATTACCAAGATGCGTCTTGGTATTGCTACTTCACGTCCTGGTGAGGCAATCTTAAACAAAATTACTCGTACTGGTGTTGGTGGTGCTCTTGCACCACTATCAGCATCTTATGTTAAGGATGCACGTCGTGGTCTTGCGACTGGGGCATTGAGGGGTAAGGCTGTCACAGATGCTTTAAGGCTTTTGTCGTTTGATGAGAACCGTCGTATTGCTACACAGTTTGCTTCACAGAAAGCAGAACAGGCTCTTAAGCCGTTGTTTTCGGATGAAAGACTTTTGGCTTATCGTGGAACCATTTCAAAACTTTTGGATAATCCAACTGAAGCGGTTCTTGCTTCTGCTTCTGCTGGTGAAAGAGCAGCGGCTGATGATGTAAGAAAAGTTCTTGAAGCAATGCATGTTGATGTTGCTACAGCAATGAAAGCAATTGACCCTGGTTTTAGGATTGGAAAAGTTACAGAATACTTTCCTTGGACTTTGAGCGATGATGCCTTAAAGGCTGCATCGGAAGAACGTAGTGTTGTTGCTGAAAGAATTTTGAAGTATTCAAAGATTGATGTTAATGATGTTTCTGGTTCTTTCAAATCAAGGAATCTTAAACTTGGTGACAATTTTTTTGGTACTGAACTTACACCAGAGTTGTTGAATGCTCAGTCAATGAATGATATTGCAAGAAAAGAACTTGGTTTTGACATGTTTGAAACTGATGCTTTAAAAGTTCTTGCAAAGTATTCAAATCATTATGCAGAGCAGATGGGTAATGCAGCATTTTTTACTGCATTAAAATCTGAACCGGACATGATGGATTTTATTAAAACAAACTTTCAGATGTCTCCAGAGTTTCTTGATTCTCTTGATGAAGGTCGTGCTGTTGGTTTGAAGAACCTCGATAAGACTATGAAGAAGGCACAATCATCAATTGATAGTGCCGTAAAATCATATGATGATTTTCTTGTTAGGGCAGAAAAAAGAGCAACAAAAAATGAGTTGGGTCAAATTCAAAGTATTATAACTGATGCGGAAAATTATCCTAAAGCATTGAGTGACGTTAATATGTTCGCTGATGAAATGAAGGTGGCAGCACAGGAGTTGAGCGACGCTAGTGGTGCTGCCTTTGGCGCACAAATGGCTCAAAGTGGAATCGTATTGCATCTTCAATCAGAGATTCTTGATATTCAAAATAAACTTGGCAAGATTCCGTCAGAGATGATTGATTCTCTTACTCCTCGTGCATCAGAGGCTTTGGGAAATGCAGAGCAAATGGCCGCAGGCACATTTGCAGAAGTTACTCCAGCGTTTAGGGAACTAGACCAGGTTCAACAAATGAAGTTGGCTAAAGAAAAAGTTGATGGTCTTAGCAAACAGTTGAATAGTTTGTATGACAAGTTTCAGAAACTTAATTCCTTTCACAATGAGTTTGGCAATATTAACAATCATATTGATTATGCACAAGGTGTACATAATGGAACATCTTTTGATAAGGCTCTTCTTGACAGTATGGGGTATAAGTACTATCAAGATGTTTACGAGAAAGAACCAATCAAATTAACTAAGGGTAAGTTACAGCAGGCTGATGTACGTAATTTGTGGAGTGGTGCTGCTCAAGAAAATCCGACCATTGCTATGGTTAAACAAAAACTTGACCCACTTGGTATTATCAAACAAAATAGATTAATGAACATGACAATTGATGATGTTAAAAGCACATTGATTCGTTCTACAACAACATCTGACAATATGCTTTCTCTTCAAGAGGCTACTGCTTGGATGATTGCACGAGAAATTAAATATAATCCATCGCTTGCATACGCAATAGCAGGTGGTGTTGGTTCAGATATTATTCCTATTGAATTAAAAAAAGGAACAGATGAACTTCTTGGAAGAATAAATAAACTCAATCAGTTAAATGAACAAGCATCATATATGAATGGTGTTTTGAAGCAGATAAATATTACTCCATCTGATTTGGAAATGATTGATGGTGCTGTTGTTGAACGCACTGGAACCAAATTTAACTTTGTTGAAGACAAAGAGTTTCATGATTTGATTTCTCAAATCAATGAAAAGAATAGTCAAATAAATGATGCACTTCTTGGTTCACAAGATTTGTTTGAGAAGTCACCACTTATTGGTATTGAACAAAGTTTCTCTCACAACTTTGGTAATCGCACTGGGTTGATGAGCGCACAAGAAGTTGATGGTCTTTCAATTGCTCTTGATAGTTCTGGTTATTCAGACATTGCACAGATTGTTGATGAAAGACAAGGTGTCCTTACATTTGAGCAAGCAAAACAAGTTTTGGCTGGCTACAAAGAACAAGAACTTATTACCATGTCTGATACCTACAAGGGAACTGCTTCTGCTAGTCAAATCTCAGAACTCAAAGAAGAAGTTGTTGCTTTAGAAAAAAGAAAAAATGCTATCTACGGTTCAATGAATGAACAACGTAGAACAGCACATGAAGCGTTGCAACGCTCTGGTGGTTATGAAGACTTTGTGAAAGAATATTCTGATGCCGCATTAGAGATGTACATGTATTCGGAATCTTCATTGCAGTTTAGGAGAATACAGGAAGTTTGGGCACCATTTGGAATGACACCAGATATGGGTATTTGGACAAGTATTCGTTCAAACATCGCAGCAAACTTACACAACAATGCTGTTGAGTTTGAACAAAGTTTCAATAAAGCAATTGACGAGTTGCAGGCTGTCCAGGTTGTTGTTCAGGCTTCTCCTGCTGGGGACCAGTATGGTGTTCTTCGTGATGAGATGAACAAGTTGTTTGATGACCCTGAGCGTGGCAAGCGTCTTCGCAGACACTTCCCACAGTTTGAGGTAATTCTTAACAAACCTAATTTGGCTGAGAACGCACGTCTTATGGCTGCAGAGCCAGAAGTTGCCCTCATACAGGCGCAACTTCAGGATATGCACTTTCAGTTGCGTTATAAGTCTGAATCAGGAAGTGTTACTGGTAGTGGTAGGAGAACACAAAATGCTTCTATGGTTACTGGTAATGCGAGAATTAGTGAAACAGATGCTGAAAAAACAGCAGGTCAAATGCGAGCAATGCGCATGTCCTCAACTCTTTCTCCTGATGCATTAGCAGCAAGAATTCAATCTGGTAAGGCTACTCCAAAACAAATTATTTCCGATATTAGAGAATTACTTGCTGAGGGTATTACACCAACTTTGCCTTCTGTTGCGGATGATGTTGCTAAAAAATCTGTTAAAACAGAATTTATTGACCCAAAAGAGTTTGAAACTGTTCTTAATAGTTTGGAGCAAAACTATGAGCGTATTGCACAAAGGGTAAAGAGTAATCAGAAACTTGCAAGACAGCAACTTAAGGCTGCTGGTATTGCTTCTGTTGCTACTTCTACTGCTTTGGGTATTACACAAAAAGCAAAAGAGGCTGGAATTACTTATGGTTTTGCTGGTTCTTTTAGTGATGCTATTCGTCCATCTAGTTCTGCCACAAAGGTAAGAAACTTCTTTGGTGATTTGATTGGTGGAACATTTACATATTCAAAAGTTGGTGATGTTCAACAACGTGTGATTGATACTGAGGGCCGTGAGGCACGACAGGCAGCAAGAATTATCGAAAGAACATTTGCCGATTCTTATGCTGGAAAAACTAAAGCATATATTTCTCAAAGAAAATCTGCTTTACGAAATGTTATGGATGTTAATTTCCCAGTAAACGAACAGATGCTTTCTGAAAATATTGTTCCAGGTTTAAGTGGTGTTCGTAATGCTGGAGATATTAAGAACGGTCCTTTGGCTTATGCTGACATGTTGGAAGAAAGCGCAACAAGGCTTATTCGAGAAATTGCTCAGGATGAGAATTTCTCCAAACAGATACAAAGAATTGGTATTGATATTGAATCAATGAGAAAAGGTATTCCTTTAACCGATGAACAGATTTCTTTGCTTGACCAATTGTGGGAACAACAACCGGTTAACGTAAAAAATGGTACTGGTTCTGGTTTGTTTAGATTTGTTGATGCAGAAAAAAACATTATTGATACTCTTCCAAAACAACTTCAAGATAAAGTTTATGCTTATCGTGAGATGAAGATTAATGTGGCAAGAATCCAGAATGATGAATTCATGCCAACTGCACAGGCTGACCAGTTGTTGCATCGTGTTATTGCTGAACTTGCTCCACTTGATTTGCACTTAATTCATGATGCTGCTGGTGCAAAATCTTTTGACCCATTTTCTACTTTTGGTCAACAGATTTGGAACAAGGGTCGTCCTGGTGTTGTGGATATTTCTGGTAATCCTATTTTAAATAATGTTGATTCAAGTTTGTTGGATACACATTTTGCCAACTGGGATAAACCTGCTCGTGCTCCACAGGGTTTGAATCATAAGATTTATCAAATGGAAGAAGTTCCATTTAATGCAAATTCTTTCACAGTTGACAAGACTACTGGCAGAGAAATTTCTGGTCTTATCTTTTTGGATAAAGATGGTGTTGTTATTCGTGATTCTATTGATGGTGAAACATCATTTCAACAAGCACGAAACATGTATAACAGGCGTGAACCAATTACGGTTTTAAAACCAATTGAGTCAAGAGGATTGTTGGAGAGTGAGTTTATCAACAACGAATCCAAGTCTCTTCAGAATGCAAAAGTAAGAAGCGGTGACATTTACAACCCTGCCAAGACGTGGGTGTTCCTTCCATCTGAGGGCGCTGTAACCGATTCTGTTAGCAAAGTTATTGTTAAAGATTCTTTACCAGAGATTGCTGTAAAACTTCCAATTAATCAACGTAGTGGTAGTTCAATGGCGTTTTCTCATCCAGTTGGTATTAACGGAAGACCTCTGTCTTTTACCCCACAGGAAACTAAAGCATTGTTTAGTCCCCCAATTGTGAAAGATGAATTGACTGTTTCTCAACTTGAAAAACAAATTGAACAACTTGAAAGACAGAAACCAACTATTTCTCGTTATTCATCTAAAAAGGATAAGGCTCTTGTTAATAGTATTGATAAGAAGATTGAGCCACTAAAGAAGGCTATTAACGATATTTTTGAGCGACCTATTGATGTTAAACAGATTCCACAATTGCAACGTGAAATAAAAGATTTAGAAGCAAAGATTCCACAATCAAGACTTAAGGCTCGTGGTGGTGCACGGAAAGAAATGGAAAGAATTTTCCATGAAATAGAAATTCGTCAAATGCAAATTGATGCCATTCGTGCTAGACCTTCTGCTGAAGCAAAGGTCCAAACAATGATTAATCTTGTGACGGATAATGCTGACATTGCTTACCATCTTGGTCTTGTTAAGAGGTATGGAGACCTTCCCGATGACCCTGTGAAAGCAATCAGGAAAATGGTTAGTGGAATGATTCATTCAACTTCACCAGATGGTATTCCTGTTGGCGTTGCCGAAGATGTAATTAAACTTCGTAAGTCAATGGTGTCTAGTAAGTTTCAATCATCGTATTCCGGTCAACTCATGGATGAACTTACAAAGGCTGAGTCCGAAATTAAGCAAACACAGTTTGCGGAATTTCGTAATGATGTCAAAACAAAATTGGGACTGATTGGCGACCAACAAAGAGAAATTAAAAATATCCGTAATGAGTGGGATGCTGGTTCACAGACTGCTGACTTGATTGAATCAATTCAGACGGACATCAAGAATGCTGGAAAAGATTTAATTAATCAAGATGGTGGTTCAGTATTTACTAGACCAGCAATTTCTGATGTTGCTATGCCTGAGCGTTCTATCACATTGTTGCGTTCTGATATTCGTGACGCAGAATCCGAGATTCGTTCCTTGCAGTCTCAGAAGAACTCTTTCACTAGTGAACTTAATAAGTTGAGCAAACTTAACAATCTCACCGAAGACCAGTTGGCACGTATTGATGAAATTACTTCTAGAATCAATCCATCTTTTGATGCAAGGATTCTTGAAAAACAACAATTAATTAATGGTGCTAAATCAACCATTGATTCTGTTGGTAGAAGTATTGATACAAAAACTGTTCAAGAAGTATTGCAAACTGCTGAACAAATTAAGAACGCTAAGTTAAACAATGCTGTTAAGTATGTTCGTGGTTCTAAGGAAACACTCACAAAAGTGAGAATGGAATTTGGTGAACTTTCTCCACAGTATAGAACTTATAGAGATTTGCTTATTATTTTGACTAGCGAAAAAACTGCTTTCGATGAATTGCAAGCAGCACAAAAAACCATGTCTAGTATCATTTCTCCAGATGCTGCTCGTAGTAAGTTCCGTTCTGCAGCAGAGGCATACAATCAAGCAAAAACAAAGTTTGACATGATTGCTTACAGCAAGGATTGGGCTGAGACACCGGCTTTGGCTAATGCTTCTGCACAGTTGGAGAATGTAAAATTGTTTAGAAATAAACTTGCTACTATCAAAAATATTTCTGAAACAAATCTTCCTGATGCAATCAGAGAGTTTGATTTGTTTGTTAAAGAAGCAGAACCAATTATGGAAAGTTTGAACAATGGTTCTATTCCAGAAAACTTGAGGATGATTTTAACTCATCAAGTTGAAACAGCAACTGCGTATCATGCAGCAACACTGCAGTACGGTGAAGCAAATACTCGAGCAATGGTTGCTAAGGGTATTGACATGATGTATAAGAATATGAAGCCACCAACTTCTGGTTATTCTTCACTTCCTTGGGCTGCGCCTATTGGTACTGTTCGTAAAACAGAAGACCAAGTTATTAATGGTGTTGAAATTTTGAAAGAGTTTAATAAGGGTTGGGTTGCAATTGGGGAAAAGTTCCCCAATATGCAGATTAGTCCTGAACTTGCAGAGATATTTAATAATGGTCACAGATTGCGCGACCCTTTGATTGTGAAAGAACTCTCGAAGTTCTTGGGTTCTTACACAAGGTTTTTTAAAGCGTATGCAACATTGTCTCCTGGCTTCCATGTTCGCAACTCTCTCGCAAACGGAATGGCATTATTCTTTGGTGGTGGAAACCCAATTAACCTTGCTGAAGGATTGCAGGTTTCCATTAAGTGGAATAAAGCAATTGAAAATGGTTGGTCTTGGGAGAGGTTCTTGAAGACTCTTCCAGCAGAGCAGGCTCGTAATGCTGAAGTTGCACGTATGTCTGTTGCAGCATCCGGTGGTGGTATGTACAGCGATGTTGCAAACGAATTAAGCAGGAGTGGTCGTTTGACAACTAACAAGGTCACAAATACTTCAAGGAAGTATGGTGAACTTGCAGACAACCATGTGAGATTTATGTTTGGTTATGACGCTGGAAAACAAGGCATGGATTACAGCATGGCTGCAGCAAGAACCAAACGATACTTTGTTGATTACATGGATATGTCAGACCTTGACAAAGTTATGAAACAAATTGTTCCGTTCTGGATGTGGACATCAAGAAACCTTCCAACACAAATTACTAACATGTGGTTGAATCCAAAACCATATTTGATTTACAATTCAATCAAACGAAACATTAGTGATGATAGTGATTCGAGTCTTGTTCCATCATACTTGAAAGAAATGGGAGCATTTAAACTTCCATTTGGGGACAATCTTTTCTTGAGTCTTGATACAGGTTTCACAAATGTTGACAGACAAATTGGTGAGTTGAGAGACCCTGCTAGGTTGATGCAAAACTTAAACCCATTGCTGCGTCTTCCAATTGAACTTGCTGGTGGAAGACAGTTGTATAACAACAGACAGTTTAGCACGACACCAGTTGAGGTAAGTGGTGGTGTTGGTGGAGCGCTTCAGCCGTTGCTTCAGGCTCTTGGTATGGGTCAAACAAGTTCTACTGGAAAGAAGTTTGCCAATGATAAGGCTCTCTACACTGCTAGAAGTTTGTTCCCAATGCTTGGTACTGCGGAAAGACTGTCGCCATCAATTGGACAGTACGCAGACCGTGGTACCGCTAATGCGTGGGCAGGATTTATGGGTTCGCCAGTTAAGCAAATAACACCAGAAATGCAGGCTAGTGCATTGGCTGCACTACAACGACAGATTCAACAACAAGTAGCGTCTAATAACGCTGTGGAAGGACAACCATGAGTAAGCGACCATACACAGGAAACAAAGACGGAGCCGCTAAGGGTCTACGTCCAGGTATGAAAGTATTCATTGATGAAACAATTAAGTTGTCCAATGGTGCGCTCTGGAACAATGGCGACTTTGGCATTCGCCCAATGCGTGGCAAAGAGTCAATGAGTGTTCACGGAACTGGTCGTGCAGTTGACCTATCGTTCAGGCACATGCCACCGAATAAGGGAATTAAGAACGGGAGGCTCGAGGCTCTACGTGTTCTAAAAATTATTGTTACTAATGCAGATGCTCTTGGTGTGGAAGCAATATTTGATTACATTGTCAAGCCTCATGGTCGTGCTTGGATGTGTGACCGTGATGCGTGGCTAAATTACAAGAAGGAAACTATCCACGGCGGTGGTTCGGGCGATTGGCTGCATTTCGAAGTTTCGCCTGCAATGGCTGATAACGCTTCAAAGATGAAGGAAGCATTTGCAAACTTGGTGATTCCTTCTCCTGATGCTCAGGAAGAAACACCGACGCCTGCTTAAGTGTTGTTTGGCTGATAATCATTCCTAACGGAATGTGTGTTGGCATTCCAGCAGTTTTAAGATTTGGTACTTCATCTGGGAAGTATGATGTCACTAACGTGACATATCCTTCCAGGCAGTCGGGCCATAGCCAACCTACTGTCACAACGGTTGCATCTTTGGGTTTGTATTCCTTGATGTCTGTCCAACCGTTTTCGCCATCAAAAGCATCACGCCAGTGAATACTTACTAAGTCCCAGTTGCATTTAATCGGCTTCACACTTCCTCCTCGTAAGGATTGATTCCTTCTTCAAATAGGTGTTGCTCAATTGTTTCTATTAGTCCGGACATGAATGAACCTATTCGCACCCATGCGAATGGGTCTCCCAATAAAGACTTCTGCCATGTTTGACATATTTCTATTGCTGACTGATTGCTTGCACTTAGAACAACGGTGACTCCGTTGTTCATAAAGTCTTTTATCTTTTCCCCTTTTTCGTTCATTGCTTTTGCTTGCGCTTCAGGAATGATGTCGTATATCCAAGATGATTCGTCAGACATTTCTTTTTTTCCTTTTCTTATTAGCAACATATATGAACCCGTAGGGCATACCGTTTTCCGATATTCCTTGACCCACAGTAACGTCGCCGTAATGCGCCGCAAGAATCCGAGCAACCGTATGCGGGCTAACCTCAACATCAAAACCCACCGTTATCTGTCTCGTCGTCAAAGCCAAGCCTTTCTCTAATTATTGGATGTTGTGAAAGAATTAATTGTAGTCGCTCGTATGCTACGTTGCGTAAACGCCAAGCATGAGTTTTTGTGACACCAAGTCGTTCGCCAAGTTCTTGTAGCGAAATCATTTCGGAGTTGAGAGCATCAATAATAAATTGGTCTTGCTCATCAAGTTGCTCTATACAAGAAGCGATTGCTTCTCGGAGCGGTTGCAGTTCTTGGACTGATTCAATAGTTGCTTCACCGATTCCAGCCATCATTAAGGCTTCCATCGGCGTTTCGGGTCGCCTACCTCCTCGCAGTGTGCTTGCGTGGTAGGGATTGAGGGATACTTCTTTATTCTTCAGAGTCGTACTCGGGGTTAATCATCATGTCCATTACTTCTTCGGGAAGTAGTAGGAATCCTTTTGTTGGGTTGGTTGAGTTCCAAGCAAACTTTTTTAGTCTGCCTAGTGGAAGTGTTTGAATATATCGCTTCAGTCTGTCAACTGAAACAGCAATCATTGCACCATCGAGACAGTAGATATACACCCACCACTTTGCTTCAGTAACAAACAGTCCAGAATCTTTCCAACCTGTTTCTCTTGGATTCTGTTGTGTCTCCACAACCATGCGACCGTTTCGGTAACGGTCTGTCTTCACTTCAAACGAACCGTCTGCGATTGATTGTAAAAAGTTTCTTGTTAGTTCTTCACCTTTGCTTCCGAACTTCATGTCGTCTGCAAAGTTGTATCTGCGTTCTGCTGGAAAGTCCCACCTAGATTCCTTCATCATGACTCTCCAATACTTCTATATTTGAACCGGACATCTTGATGAGCCTACCATCTTTACCTATTGCGACCCACGACGTGGCGTCGGGGTCACAACGACAACCTTGTAATTGATTGTGGTCATGCACAACTGTTGTGGCACACTGTCTACACCTGATTGAGTACATCATGCTTTCTCCAAATACAAACAAACAATTTGACGGTCATCTGTGTAAGCAACACCGTTTAGCGCATCTAACACAGCCTTTGCATAGTTGTCTATGTCTCCTGTTAATTTTGTTTTTGGTCCTTCAACCAATGGGTTGTGTGTTACTGGTTCAATCATGAGTTCTGTTCCCTCTGTGGTGAAGCGCAACTTCACCGACAGAAGACCATTTTCAAATAGTGGACCTTTATATGCTTCTTTAATTTCTTTTTCATAATCCATTGTCGCTTTAGGTGTGTACGCATGACCAGTTTTGGTTACTCGTGGTCTACCTTTTGCTTTTGGTCTTATGGTTATGTTTTGATGGTACTGAAACTTTTTCATGGATTAAAGTCTTCCTTGTGATTGTTGTTCTTGCCGTACACATCTTCAACTATTTTGGTTAATATTTCTACCACGTTTGGTCGTAGGTGAAACTTTCCCCAACGCTTATCTGCATCAACTATCAGGATGTATGCCATTCCGATTGGGACTCCAATGTTGCAAGCATGGTGTGCCATGCGCACCAAACTATTTGACCTGTCGTGCTTCTCATCTGGACCGTTCTTCCATGCTGTATATAGCAGCCCATCTGCATGGGTTAATGCCTCTTGCACAGAAGATGATGTTGGTAGTTCCATGACTGCTCTTTGTCTTGGACGATACTTCTCTGCTAATGGTTGCAAAAGATTTATGCTCACCCTTGACTCTTGTGCACTGTCCAAGAATTGTTTTAATGACATTGGTTCATCATCTTTCTTGAAAAGCATGTACCTGTTATCGGGCATTGCATCAATGCCACCCGGATATGGAAGTCGGACATAGTTGCCTAGTCCGTTTGCTTGTTCCTGTTTCGGATTGACTTCCTTTGGTGGAAGTCCAATAACTTCGTGTGCAGACAAGAATGCTCTACGCATCACTGGTGCAGGAACCCAGTCATTAGCAAACACCCAAATGTGGAATCCTCTCACAGTCTTCTCTACAAAAGATGGAATGCTTTTCATACCAAATGCAACCTGTAGGTTTCGTGCTGAGTCAAGGTCATCAACGTCAATATCGGAACATCCCCAACGGACGGATGAGCCGTCTGTTAGGGGATAGATACCGATGAGTTCTTCGCCGTACAAATGTTTGGCAAATGTTTCGTATGACACAGATGACTTTTTTGAGCCACCTTCCCATGTTCCGTATGCATCAGTTCTTCCACCAAACAGCGACATGAATTTTTCTATTGGGTCATTCATGTAGTAGTCCCAACTGATGGTACTGTTGTGGTAGCGCAGAGTCCAAGTCTGTTAGACGACCTGTGTGTGCATCCAGTTCAAAGTGAATGTCATCTACAAGTTGTCCAGCAGGTCGCTTGTTCTTCAGCAAGTTGATGGTCACAGTGTATTCGTGAACCTTTGCTTCGTAACGCAACTCATCGAGTCTGTCTTGTGCACGTTCAGAATGTGAACGGTCAAGTTTCTCTATGAGTTCCTGTATCTCAGCAGCAATCTGATATTTCTTGCGCCTGACACCAATGATTGATGTCGCTTGTTGTTCACCACCAAACGCACCTGATGACATTGTGAGTTTTGCACCATCAGCACCTGCATGTCTAGATGTTTGGTGCAGAACCAACATTGGGATGTTGTGTCTGCGTCCGAACCCTTTGAGGAAGGTTGCTTTGTCGGGTACTGTCTCTCCTGCTTCTACCAAATCTAGGTAGTCAACAACTACCAAGTCAGGTACTTGCCCCCACACGTCACAGAGTTCGTTATAACCCCGTTCCATGTCTGAGGAAGTTAGTGGCTGGTCAAACACAGCGAGGTTTGGAAAGTCCTCTTCTGCTGTTTGTCGGAGCAGGTTGATGGCATCTTTGTCATCACGGGCTACTCTCGCTTCCAGTTCTCGTGCATCAATGTTGTGGTGCATACAGGTGAGTTTGGTTAGGACGAGTTGTCTTGGCTCGTCTGGAATGAACATAGCGATGTGTTTGTCACGGTTGTTGCGAAGTGCATGAAGTAGTAAGAGCGTCTTACCACCGTGGGCAAAGCCCAACATCATACAGATTTCACCTGCCGCAATTCCACGCATCTCTGCGTCAATTTTATCTATGCCTAAATGCACTCTCTCATTTGGTGTCTGTGCCCATCTTACGAATGAGTCAACAGAATCTGCCAACGGTGAATACAGTCGGTACTCGGATGGTGGAGCGACTTGTGGTCGCCCCACCGATTCCCAGCCCGCAGCAATTTGCTCTGCGGTCATCCTCATTATTTGGCTCGTGGTGGCCAGTAAGCCTTCTCAGCCTCTACGGCTTTGAAGTGTGGACGCTTTGCGTTTGCTTCCAAACCATCACGGTTGTCATACACTTTGTCTACACCATCACGCTTGCAC